ACCTGAACATACCGTTATTTTTTCAAAAGCAATGGCTGAAAAAGCAAGGTTATGGAATAAAGCAGGCCCCTGGAGTGACTACCCCGAACGCATGCTACAAAATCGTGCTCGTGCTTTTGCTCTGCGCGATACATTCCCTGATGTTTTAAAAGGTCTTTATACAGTTGAAGAACTTGATTCTAGCCGTATGCCTATTGATATGGGTAACGCTGAGATTGTAGATCCACCAGTGGCGCAAAATCAAATTGCTGACACTGCTACTTTTGAGTTTTACAGTGACGAAAAATTTAACTCTAATGCACCAGCATGGAAAGCATTGGTAGAGTCTGGCAGAAAAAACGCTATTGATTTAATTGCTTTTTTATCAACAAAAGAAAACCTAACAACCGAACAAAAAGCAACTATTCAAAGTTGGGCTTTACCGGTCGATAACGAAAACCAAAATCAAGGCGAATAAAAATGAAACAAATTGAATTGAAGCAAGGGTCAAAAGAATGGATTGCCCACCGCTTAAACCATTTTAATGCTAGTGACGCTGCTGCCATGCTTGGCGTTTCAAGTCATGAATCAAGAACTGATTTTATGAAACGTCTTGCATATATTGAAGCTGACCCATCACGTTTTCAACAAACGATTTTTGATAAAGGTCATAAATATGAAGCTCTAGCCCGCCCACTAGCTGAAAAAATTATTGGTCAAGATTTTTATCCTGTTGTTGGTGTTAGTACAATTTACCCTAAATTTTCCGCCTCGTTTGACGGCATGACAATTATGGGTGACATTATTTTTGAACATAAAACATTGAACGCAACAATTGAAGCCGTTGCATTTGATGCTAATTCAAAAATGATTGTTGATTTATTGAATTTTTCTGAAATGTACCTGGTGCAAATGGAACAACAATTATTAGTTTCAGGCGCTGAAAAATGTTTGTTTATGGCGACCAAATGGGATGCTGAAAATTTAATTGACCATCGTTATTTTTATTATTTTTCGGATGCCGTTAGACGTGAAAAAATAATTACTGGATGGACCACTTTTGAAGCTGATTACATTGAGTTTAAAAAAACCTATGAATTGCCAAAATTGGTAGAACCAAAGCAATTAGATATTTTACCAATGCTTAGAGTTGAAGTAAAAGGCGAAGTTGTGGCTTCAAATATTGCTGACTTTGAAAAAAAAGCATTTGCCGTTTTAAATTCAATTCAAAAGAACCTGGTCACTGATCAAGATTTTATTGATGCCACTGAAACCGTAAAGTGGTGCAAGGATATATCAGAAAAAATTACGGCATCTAAAAAAGCCGTGCTTGATCAAACTGCAGGCATTTCCGAACTGTTGGAAACGCTCGAAAGAATTGGTAAAAAAACCGACAAAATTCGTATTGGCTTAACTAATTTAATTGACTCCGAAAAAGAATCAAGAAAAATTGAACTGATAAAAGAGTATCGAGGAAAAATCGAAGTTGCTTTAAATCAATTTGAGATTGAAACACGCCACTCTGCACCCATCCTAAGTGATAATTTTGCAAATTGCATTAAGCATAAAAGAACATTGGACTCAATGCGAGATTCGTTGTTTGCCCGCACTCAAGAATTGTTAGCAATTATTGAAGTTGAAAAGAAAACAGTTTTAAAAAATGTTGAATATTTCAAAACAATAAACTTAGTCTATGCAAATTTGATTGATAAAACAAAAATCATTAGGCTGCCTTACGATAATTTTGTTTTGATTGTTGAAGCCAATATTGCAAGAATTCAAAAGCAATTTGATGATCAAGCAAAATTAGAGGCTGAAAATAAAGCAAAAATTGAAGCTGAGTTAAAAGCCAAAATTGAAGCTGAAAAATTGCGTAAAGCTGAAAGCAAGAAACAACTTGTTGAACAAAAGCAATTAGCCATTGAGAAACGATTAGACAGCTATACAAGCAATTTAATCGAACCAACTAATACCATTGCACCAACTCAAGATAAAAACGTTTCTAGCGTTAAAACTGGCCCTATGCACATTGGCAAATGTCAAATAACTTGGAATGTTGGAACTGTAACCCGTGATGATGTTCGTCAATACATTGACAATCAAAATTTAACGATTGACTATGCCTTGTATGAAGCAATAATAATTGACTTTTTAAATAGCCGTGCCTGATCATTTTTATGAAACTGCGACAGCTCGCTTTTTAATGCGCAACCGTCGCTTTTTACTAGCCACCGAAGGCAAAAAAAAAGCCGTTGAATTTACCAATAAATTTTTAGCCAAAGAAGAAAAAATGAATCGAGGTTCAAAAGATAGAATTCTCGGATTGATGACGCAATTAATAAACAATGGGGAAAAGTAAATGTTAAACGATGTTGATTTTAGTTTTAAAAATTTGTCAGTGCTTGAGAAAATTTTAATTGTTGTAATTGCCGTTTTGGTTTTAGCAATTTTAAGTTTTAGTGTGGGCGTTATTGTTGGCCGTTAAAAAAGCCCAATTAAAAAATTGAGCTTGGTTAAAACCATTTCCGTGACCTACTGGAAATGGTTATTTTTATTTAGGCCATGCCTGTACTAATGCCTTATGTCTGGTCTGGCAGATTTTATAAGCCTCAATTGTTTGCAATGACCAAATTAAAACATCTTTTGCCTGGCCGCTTAATGGAACATCTAGGTCACTGCACAAAGTTACTAGGTTTGCCGGTGCTGATTGTATTTTCAACGGCTCTTGTAATGAGCTGCAGGCCGTCTGAGTCAAAGCAAGTATTAGCATAAATAGGCTTATATACAATTTTTTCAACATCACGATAAATCGTTTTAAACTCTGTTTTAGTTTCATTTTGTTTTACCTCAAATTGTGTACTTGCTACCTGCGCTTTATTAATGTTTTCATCTTGCCTGACTTCAATTTTTTGATCAGCCTTTAAGACTTTGGAGTCGTGTCGCCAATCCTGCACCTGCCATGCGCTACCAAAACCAAAACCAAAAGCAACACCGGCAACAATTAAATAATTCCTAATCATTGCTGGCCGTCCTTTTTCTGCAACTCAATTGCTTGAGTGGTTACAATCCGAAGCATAGCATTAACGACTGGCAAAACAACCGCTAAGACTACATAAAACAAATCGGATACATAAGGCTTAAAAATGTTTGTCGTTGCTTCTAAAGCGATTAAACCGGCCACAAAAGAATTAAACAATATTGTTTTGCTGAGATACCATTTTTTCATTTGTACACCTCTTTTGATAATTCAAAGTGTGGGCCGTCTTTAAATGTTTTCCAGTCACCGCCCCACACAATTTTAATTTTTAATTGAGCCGCTGCTTTTTTCATTGCATCTGCAATTTTAAAATAAAGCGGCCAATCCCACCTAATAGAATCATTTACTAAAGCGGCCAAATCAACCGCATGGCCTGTCAAATGACGACTGTTAAGAGTCTGGCTTGCACCCGCCTTAAATAATTGCTCTTGTCTCGCTTTTGACCTTACACCCTCAATCACTTGAAAATCAATCTCGCTTAACTCAATAGCCAATTTAACAACTGCCACTAAATCAGGATGAACGCCTGACAGCCTATCAATTGATTTTTTGTTCAAAGTTTTAACCATTATTACGGTCTTCTTTTTTATCTAATTTTTCAAATAGTAAATTTAAAGTGCTATCCATTTTTGCAAAGCCGTCTTTAACGTCAATTTTTATTGAAGCAATTGCGTCTTTAAAATCCTCACGCCTAACAAAATCATCATGCATTTTTGCATCCATTTGTTTAACGTCCCTTTTTAATTCCACAATGGCCTCCCAAATCACTTTAAGAACCCATCCACCTAATGCGCCACAGAGGGCAATAATATAATTGACAGTTGTTTGGTCCAATTTTTACCCCTGATTTTTACGGCCAAACTAGGGCTGGCAATTCGTTTTCAAAGTCGCTTAAATTGTTTGGCATTGGTCTAGTACCTGCTAATGCTTCATTGAGTATTTCAGCGCATTTTAGCCAAGTTTCATCACGTAACTCAATGCAATACAGTGCTTCATTTTTAAATTTGTCATTCGTGCTTGCCACATAACTGCAGGCACTCAAACAATTGTCATAATTGCGAGTTCTTGCAAAATTATCTAATCGCTCTTGCACCTGTTGAGTAATTCTTGCCTGCACCTGGTAAACTGTTTCGGTGTCTGCTGGTTCTGGCGTATTGCCTGCATTAAGCCACTCTTGATAAGTTTGAAAATCAGTATTACGTGAATCTGCAGGAATGATTGCATTGTCTGCAATGCGAATAATTGCATCTGTGTTTGTGAGTTTGTACATTTTTAAAAACCCTGGTTAAAGTCTTGCTGTGACTAAAAAAATCTGAATCCAGTTTGCAAAGGTGCTTGCAGCTAATGAGCCTTTGTAAAAAAAAGCTGATTCTGTTGTTAGCCTTTGAATTGTGCATAAACCCGCTGGAAAAGCTAATTGCTCTTGATATTGCAAGGTAAACGTTGGTTGGGCAAATTTTTTAACTGCAAAATTTACTGTACCACCAATGTTTTGTCCTGCTGCTGTAACCGAACCCGCAATATATCCAACTTCCAATAATTCACAGTATCTTTTACAAAATAAATCTTCTGCTTGAATTGCTCTTTTTTCAAACTCAGTTGGGACTGATGACGCTTCCAATTGAATAGCGTCAAAATCAATTGTATAACCTGACAGTAAAGCACCACCTGAAAATTCAATTGCAATGCCATTACTTGCATTACCTCCTGCGTTAAACGTAAAATTATATTTCTCAACAATTGTTGTAGTGTTAATGGTCCCAGATGCTATTGTAGTTTTTGATGAAAAAGTGTCTTTTGTATTGGCATAAAAAGCCGTCCATGTAATTGAATTTGAATTTGTTGATTTTGCATTAAACGAAACCGTTACATTTTTGTTTTTTAAATCAGCGCAATTACTTGATTCAATTCTTTGACCCAGCATAAAACCAGTATTTGAATTTGAACCATTTAATCGCAGTGAATACTGATTTCCTGCTATGCCTGCAACTTGTTGCGCTACAACATTAGAACCACTAGACGAGACATACCATTGATCTAGCGAATACACAATACCGGAGCCGCTTGGTATATTAATACCGCTTGCGCCATATTGTTGGCTAATCGAAAACTCAGGATTAATCAAACGATTTTTAAAACCGAAAGAACCAACCCCTAAATTTTCCCTTGCTAGTTTTTTTTCGCTGTCAAGCGCCACAGTAGCCGCATTGCCTAACAAGCTGGTTACATAATCCCACAATTTACCAATGCCCAACTTAAACTCTGCGTTGGTTGGATTACCTGCTAACTCGTCCTTGATTGGAGGTGATGCCATTTTATAAAACTCCTAAAAAATTAATACGCTTGAATAACTGCATCAATCAATCCATTGACTGATGCACCGCTTGAATTTAAAACCTGTACCAATGGGCCGCTGCTTGCATTTTTATCGACCGCTCTAGCATTTACTCCGTTATTACCATCTGCCTGCACTGTCATTTGAATATTTTTAATGACATTGACTTTTTGACCTAGATTTAACCTTGTTCCGCTTGAAGAAATGACAACATTGTCAAGCTGAATAATAATATCATCAACATCCAAAATAGCCGTTAGCTCTTTTATTATATCTTGACCAAGCCCTCCTGCCGTTGAAATTCTAATTGTAACTTCCGTTAAGTTGTCAATGTTTAACTCACCAGTCCATATTTGCCAATCTTGATAAATGCCATAAATAAAATCACCATCTAAACCATAGAATTTTTCTGTTTCAATGCCATAAAAAATTGATTGATTGGGTAATCTGTATTCAATTTTAAAATTGTCAGTCGTCAATAAATAATCAATTTTAAGTATGCTATTTTTTGTTGCGATAATTGTAAACTCATAACTCATTGCTTTTGATTGGATGGGATCATAAAACAAATCATTGTCAAACCCGTACATTGGCAAATCATCCGCAAAATAAAATTCATTTGTATCATCTGCCAATAACTCGCCACCAACTACCGAACAATTTGTTTTTGAGCCTAGCCAAAGTGGATGCTGAACAAATGACTCCAGCAAATTATTAACAATTAAATCACCAGTGTTTCGAGTGATTGAAGCCGGAACTAACGACTCGTTTCCCGATGTATCAACCGCCTTAATTAAAATTGTTGTTGGCCCGTTTGGTAGGGTTGCAAATGTATATGGCGACTCCGTTAGCAAACCTTCATGCAATGGTTTTGCTGTCGGCCACCATGTATTTTTTCCGTACTGAAACCTAATTTTATAACCTGCTAAATCTGGCGTATTGTTAACTGGCGACCAATTTAATTTATTTTGCTCAATTGTAAAATTTGCCACGTTTGGAGGTGGCTCGCTTTTTCCAACAACATAATGCACTATTTGAACCCACTCACCACGCTGACCCGAGCTGTTTACATATCTTGCATTAATGATGTACCAGCGCTGATCAATTACAGGCTCTAAAAACGTCTCTACTTCGCTTGCATCTGCTCTTGCATAAACCCACCCACCACCCACTACCGCAAACTGAAATTCAATATAACCACCTGAGTAAACATATTGATTTTCTGTTTCATTCCACCTGCATCTAATCCTACTTAAAACAGTTCCATCGGCTGCAATATAAAGCGTGTCATTTCCTGAGTATGCCGTTAAATTTTCAACTAATGACACCTCATAAGGGTTGGGTAAAGCTGTGTTTGGCTCAGGGTCAATTGCAGCACCTTCAAACTGCGTCCAATCCCACACACTAGGCCCCGTCTCCCTAAGTGTGTAATGCATGCCATTCTCTGTTAAAGTTCTTTCGATAACATAAAAAACCTTATTGACAAAACCATACCTTGCAATATTTAAATAAACGTGTGAACCTGGCTTCAAATCATAAGTAGAAAAATTGCATAGCATTGAAATAGTAACCGCTTGACGCGCTCTAATAATTTCAATTTTTGCCAATCTTTGAGCAATTACCGCATCTGTCACCATTGGAAAATTAACGTTTCTCTCAATTGATGTGCCGTCAATTGCAATTAAACCCTGATTAGCGACAATAGGGTATTGTTTCTCTACAAACAAATCATTTTCAGCAATGAATGTGCCTGTGATTGTGTTAAATAATTCTCGTCTCGGTGTGAATGCCGTTAAATTTTCTACTTCAATAATTTGATCTTGGTTAATACTAGCCACTGGCGTTTGATAAGCGCCTGCTTGCATTGTCCATTGGCCTCTAATCCAAACCATGTAGCCACTCATTGCAAAATTAATTAAGTCTAAATTATCCTTTAAACCATTTTGGCACGATAAAGCCCCGTTGATTGTGTAGCGTCTTTGATAACTGCCATCTGGCACAATAACAAATTCATCGCATACATTGGCTGCCGCAATAACGTCCCAGTCGTTAATTTCCACCGATGGACAATTAAAACCCAAACTGCTTGTTAAATAATCTCTGGCCGCTAATGCTGGATTAGTTGAATAATAACTTGTGCCGGTGCGAGGGTCGTAAAGTTTTTTTCCTCTAACTACAAATCTAAAATCTGGAATTCCAACTTGGCTAAAAACGTCATAGTCTGCTTCCCATCGAATGTAAACCCACGCTATACCCGTTGCACAATCACCAGCGACCATTTTTTTTTCTGATGCTGTTATTAATTCTGCCGGTAATGCTGTTTGATCGCCTTTATAAACTACAAATCTGATTAGCCTTTTTTTGCCTCTCATGTATTTTTTAGTCGTAACAAAACCCTCAGAATCAACGGCCACCTCATCCGAACCGATATAAAATTTTTCTACTGCATCAATTTCATGGGCGGCCAATACCTGCGCAAAATGATGAAACTCTTTTCTTTTGCCGCTAATCCACCACCACGGGATAACACCACCAACAAATGCTTTTCCATAAATTGAATTTTGCGGGAAAACACCTGATCGAACCGTATTTCTAATATCACTTGCAGGATTTTCTACTGCCATTGAATAACTGCTTGCATCTGGTAGTGCTTGCTGTTGTTGCTTTTCTGCTTTTTTAGTTGCGCTTAAATTGATGCCTGCAGCATTTAATAATGCCCCAGTTAACAAACTTGCACCGGTTGATATTAATGCCGCACCCACTCCACCCGCAACAACTACACCCGCTGCGACCGCTGATGAAGCCGCAACTGCTCCGACTATGACGGGAATAATAATAGCCATTATTTACCTACTTTCCACGCACAAATAACCTCTGACATACTACCCGACTCAATACCGTATTGACCTGCACCGTGCCAAACTGCACCCTCACAAATAGCTAACGCTGGCATTTCTCCACGCTGTACTAAAACCACGTCGCCACGCTGTGCAAATGTCGGCTTAATACTTTGCCCTAGCTCATTACTTGTTAATGTCTCTAAACCAGTTTTAAGCAGTCGCAAAGCCTCTTTTTCATTTGTGTAGTTAAATGATTTCATCATTGAATGGCCGGTAATTGCAATAACCGCACCGTCCGCAAATCGACAACAATCATTTACACCCCACACAAACGGCTCATCTTTTTTTAACTCTAAATAGTCTGCCAACAACCTAGGCCAATTATCTAATCTTTTCATATTAATATTTCATTGTTGCTTTAACTTGAGCTTTGCTAAAAATAACAATCTCTTTATTAGCCATAGTATCAGCCCACTTAAAAAAGTTGTCAGCCGGCCTAACTCGTTTTAAATCTTGATCTGAAAACCTTAAAAGTTTCGGCCTGTCCCATTCGATCAGCCTGTTTTCAGCCGTAACTACAATAGTCGATTGACCCTCATTATAGTTTTGAGTATCTAAAAAACCTTGCCATACATTATCGTCAATTGCCAATAAAGGCGGCTCTGTTGACGTATTTAAAACGCCCATTTGAACCGTTATTTTTTTACCTTGTATGTTTTCGCTTAACACCTGCGCAATATGAGCCTCTGTAACACCTGCCATTGTTAAAGTGATACCAGTAGCCCCGTTATCCGACTCCTCAATTGGCGCAATAGAACCTAAGCCTCTCATTCCCGTGTATGTATTGCCACCTATTACCACATCAAAATCAAGACTTGTTAAAAATAAATTACCGCTTGCTAATTCCATTTTTACCAGCCAAAACCATGATACATGGCCGCCCGCCATAGCATCCAGAAATGTTGTTGTTAGTGTGGGTCTAACTGACATTTAAAACACCTCTATTAAATCAATTGTTAAAGCAGTTGAAACGCCACCAGAGCGCCCGTAATCAATGCCATTAGAGTTATACATCCATTTTGCAGTAGGCGACCTTAAAACGGCTGATTCATTAGCGTGATACGTTGCTCTTGATGGAATTGAAAACCTAACATTCATGATGCCTGATGAATCTGAAATTGCATCAAAAGCCGTCATAAATAGCTGCGTACCTATACCAATCATTGAGCCGGCCAATAAAGTTTTATTGATGCCACAATTTTTAAGGCTGACAGTAGAACCAAATTGTGCCAAAGTTGAATTTAGTAAAACGTTATTATTTTCAATTGTTCCTAGTGGACCTTTTCGATCAAGCCTAGGCATAATCATTCTATTTTCTCGCCTAATAAGCGAAAAAAAGCCTTCAATTTTTGCCCTGTCCTGTGGTAATTGATTCTCAAAAAATAATGAGCAAGCCCACCTTGTACCAGGCAATGAAGTTGTTTGAATGGCACCTGATAACTGACTTTCAAAAACTCTTGAATTTTCACGAAAGCCCCAACTAAAACTACGAGGCATAAAAATTCTATCCGTTGGATAATCAAAAGTTGCCATTACATACGCCCTCTTTTTCTATCATCTATCATTTGTTGCTTTGCCATAGCGGCCCCTAATTGAGCTGCATTAAGCACTTGCATTCTATCCGTACCGCCTCCGAAATTATAGGTCTGATTAACCACAACATTTTGACCGCCTGCACTAACAAGTTTTTGACCTTTTGTGTGATCAATTATCGTCTCATCTGGATGCACTACAGCATAAAAACCGCCTTTACCATCTACACCGCCTGATCTTGTGCCCGAGCCTGTATAGCCCCCACCATCAAAACTAAACAAACTACCCAAACCACTACCTAAAAAATTTGCAATTGGCTTAATAAATTGTTGCTGAATGATCATATAAGCCAAATCCTCAATCAACTTTTCTAGCAAATCGCCAAAACTTCCACCGTCTTTAATGGCTGTCATAAATGTATTGCTGATAGCGCTTTCAAAACTTCTTGATAGGTCAGTATTGGTTTTTATTTTTTCGCCTTGATCATCTGCGCCAGCCTTATAAGTATCAAAATAACTTTGTGTTGCTCGCTCTAACGTTTCTAAATCTATTGCGCCCGCTTGATAAAGTTTATTAATGTTTGCAATTTGAGTCGCATAAGTTTCTGCAGGTGTTCGCATTTGCTCAAACAAATCTTTACCTTGGTCCATTAAATCCTGTTGCAAGTCTATTCTTCTTTGCTCTGCGTCCTCTAGCGCTTTTTGAAAATCCAACTCTTTTTTATCGGCATCAACAATCTGCGCTGAGTTTAAAATTCTTTCTTTTTGAGATGGTAATATTTTGCCGAATCGACCGCTTTCAATTTCTGCTAGTGCTCGTTGTTCGGTTGACTGCTCTTTGAATTTTGTAGTTTGTTGGTCCAGTGACTTGATGTAATCTTCAACCGCTTTTTGTTGTTGCTCTGCGTCCCGCTTGGCTCGCTCTGCTTCGCTTTGTGCTTTTGATGCAAATCGACTTCTTTCGCCCGCTAATTTTTTAAGCCGGTCTTCTTCGGCTTTTTGCGCTTTGGCAATTTCGGCTGCTGTTTCAATTACGCCTATTGAATCTTGTGATGGATTGACAAAACCACGACCGCCACCGGCTAATGAATTATATGTTTTTGCTTTATATTTTGGCGCTGGTTTGCTTGGGTCAAAATCAACCCCGCCCTGCGCCAATAAAAAAGGATCTGCACTCATGAGATCTTCCATAGCCTGCTTAGTACCAGCAGAACCCCCTGCTTTTGCCCTGCTAATACCGTTTAAGGTTTCTAGCATTTTTGTTAGTGGAGGCATTAAAAATAAAGCAATACTTCTACCAGTTTCAGCCGCTTGATCTTCTAATTTTTTTAATTCGTCATTGTATTTTTTTGAGTCATCAAGGGCTTTTTGCCCCATGATCACACCCGCTTCTTCGGCCTTTTTTCCCATCTCTTGCATGGCTTGGCCGTTGTTGCGAAGCAATGGCAGTAAAAGAGTTGCGTTGTCTGCTATGGCTTCCATGTAGAAAGTCATTTGCTTTTGATTTACACCTGCTTTTTCTAAACTAGAAACATAAAGTTGTAAAGCTTCCGGCCCACTTAACCGCCTAAAATTATCGGCTGTAATACCTACTTTTGGCGCTATCACTTCAAAAAAATCTTTTAACTCACCGCCACCAGTCGATAAAAAATCGCCAACTTTATCGTTAACATCTTTGATAATATCGGCAAATTTTTGCTGGTCAATTCCTACCGATTTTGCGCCATAAGCCAACGCTTGAAAAGAGTCGGTAGATATACCTACTAGTTGCGATAAATTTCTAACTTCTGTTGCATAATTGGCCGTATCATTGACTAAGTTTCCTAAAAACTTAATACCCTCTAAACCCGCATAAGCACTAACAATGCCTTTTAGTGAACCACCAATTTTTCCAAATGAATTTGAGATTGAATCAGCTTGATCTTTGGCGACTCTTGTTGACCTTTTAATCTCATTTTCAAACGAGGCCATCTTTGCCGTGATATCAACCGTTAGTTGCGCAATTGCCATTTTTATTCCCTTGTTAATTCCTGCATAACGACTTCAAGCAACGGCCAATCACTAACGTTATAAAGAGTATCGTATAGAGGCCACATAGCAGGCTTAAAGCCACCGCACCAATTAAAACAATGCAAAGCCTTACTAGATAATTCGCAAAGCTCTGGAGGCTCGTTAATAAGCCCCAACTCTCTAGCCGCTTCATTGTCGCCCTCTTTACGATATTCTTTTAATGCTTTCAGTTTTTTTTTGCGTCATTTGCCAACTCTTTTTTTTCAAAGATTTTTGCTAATAAAGTTTCAGACAAAATATCGGCGTTTTTGTGATTGGCATTCAAAAAATCGACAATTAAATCTTTGTGAAAATCGACCGAATCAGAATCATTTTGATTAGTCAAATAGCCAACTGTTAAACCTGTCCATCCAGTGATAGCTGACTCTAGTAATGAGCGCTTAAACAATAGCATGGCTTCCGGCTTTTTATCGCCTAAGCCTGCTTTAACGCCACAAATTTGAGTATCAAAGTCACTGGGAACGACTAACTCAACAACCACATTATCAACTTGCGCATTAATGAGTCGCTGAGCTTTTATTTTTCGCTTTAAGTCGTTGATGTCCATGATTAGCTAGCGTAGCGTGTAGCTCTGCAAGTTGCACTAAAGGCCAAACCTAAACTGTTGACTTGGCCGGCTGCAATAACAGGAGTTTTAGCCATTGACCAATAGCCATTTGTCAAAGTTCTTGAGCCGTTAGCAAACACCATGCGAAGCGGTGAAACTGTGTTAGCATCTGAAATTGCGTCAACAACTGGATACCACGGCAATGATGGGTCATCATAAACTGACATTGTAAATGTTGTCACACTGCGGCCGTCTGGAATTTGTTTATCATCTGGGTCATCAAGTGTTGAACTTGGCGCATATTTTGGCTCACCGCCTGCGACTGATAAACCGCCATCTTTTTTAATCTGTGTAATTTCAGTCCAACCTGTAATTTCTTGAATTGAACCTGCGCCTGAACCAGCAGGGTAACGATCGGTTGAAGTGGTGTTAATACCTTCTAATGTCACTGCATCACTGACCACCGTTTTAACTCGTGCCACCACATAATCAAGCAATGACCAACCAGAACGAACCGCCACATAATCACCAGTTGTAAGGCCGTGACCTGATGCAACTGTTAAAACCGCTTCTGCGGCATTTGTAACCGCTGTAACGGCATAAGACGCGCCCAAAGTTGAACCGATAGAAACCTTGGTTCCTGTTGCTAAAGATAAAGCCATTTTTATAACTCCCCTGTTAAAAATTAAAACTCAAAAATACTAACGATAACGCCCGTGCCGTGCTCGTCTAGCTCTTCATTATACAAGTCATTTCTATCTGAAACTTCGTGTATTCCACCTGACAAAATGCCCTCAATAATTTGAGCAATATTTGCTGACTCTGATCTTGTATCAGCCCAAATCTGCACCTCAATTTTAGCTTCTCGCACTAAGATATTATTTTGTAAATCTTTGGTGTATTCCGTGCCATTTCTGGCAAACATAATAAACGGCTTTTGCCATTCTTGCTCTGCTCGATCTGAAACAATGCGACTACCGACAATGGCCGTCAATGCACTGCTAGATGTTAATAAATTTCTTAAAATAATTTCAGCTTGCACGATTTTTGCTTTCTATAAAAATCATAAATAATCTTTCAATAATTTGCAAGGATTCCGACAATTTAGGCGCGCCTGATTGTATAAATTTTCTGCCCCTTATTGAATAAGTTGCTTGCTTAACTATTCTCGGTCTTTTCTTTTTGCCTGCTGTTTTTTGTCTATTACCAGGCGACCAACCCTGATTTACAAAACTCCAGTAAAAAGGGTCTAGCCTTGATTTTGAACCCCTGTTTTCTTTTTTTGCAGGTTTTACATTTACAAAAACACCTATATTTTTTTGCCTTCTGTCAATACTTGAGCGCCTAATTGATACACTTCTTCTAACAAGTCCGGCTGACCTTGTTTTTGTCTTATTCTTTTTAGAACCGCCTCGCATGACTGGTGCATTTTTTTTAATTTCTGCTTTTACAACCTCCGCACCTTTTGAGATCATTGTAAAAACTTCTTTTGTGCGCATCTTTTTCTCTATTGATTTAAGCGCATTTTCTAAGCCGTCTAAGCCTTTTAATTCGACGTTATCGGCCATCTTTCACACCTTCAATAGCCATTAATTCCAGCCACTCCTTACGGCCTGCGAGTGGTATTACTCCGGTTATATCGTAACCCTTACTGTCGTACTCAATCCTATTTAAAGTCGTTATGTCAGCACGATAACGAATGGTAAACTTAACAGTTGTTTCTTGATTAATTTGAGCCGCTGCAAAAAATTCTCTACCCCTTACGGCCATTACATTAGCCCACAATTCAGCCAACAAAACCCAGACAATAGCGGCTTGACCGTATTCGTCTTGCGTTTTTGTTGGACTCATTATTTTAATTCTGTTGCGCAATTGTGAAGCATCCATTTTTTAAACTCCCATGCCTAAACGATATGGGTCTAATAGCCACTTGATAACGTTTGGCATTTGCAAACCTTGAACTTGAGCAACTTCTTTTGGGTCTCTGTTTTCGTAAACCATTGCAGTTTGCAATAATACCGCTGACTTGATAGCATCATCTATTACCAGGCCTGTTGTGTCTGTGCCTGCATTTGTTGCATATAGCGCTCTACCCAAATAATTTGAGATTGATTTTTCAGCCGCATTTAAATAAATTTGAATGTTTGAGTCCTCGGCTGTACCGTCCACCCTTAAATGCAACTTTGCTTCTGACAATGTTGTGATGCTCATGTTAGCCGTCCCATCCTTCAAAATTTTTATTTTTCATTTTATGGCCTTTCCTCGTAGCGCAATTTTAAAAACCCGTTTGCCGTTGCTCCGTCCGTATTATGCAAACGCAAATAATAATTACCAGCGCTAAAGCCTAACGGCTGGTTTTCATCGACTTGTTGCACAATTGCTTTATTGACATTACTACCGCTAACAATGTCAAAAGCATCGACTACAAGCCCGCCCGCATGACCTCCACCAGTTGCAAACGTAACTTGGCCGGAATAACTGCTTGCAGTCGTCATTTGATTGGTTTTCATGGGTGTAATTGATGTCGCAAAACTCCCTGACTCTGTGCCACCTGCAACTAATTCAACTCTTAATTGTGAGATTGTCAGATCAACGCTGAAAGCATACAAAATGCTATTGATTGGTGAAACAACTTTAAAAACTTGTGTAGCACCTGATGCAATACTAAATTCACGTAAAACCCTGAATTCTCTACCAGCAAAAAAACCAGTTTGACCTACATCCACTCTTAACCGTGCATATTGGCCGTTACCGTCAGTCATTAAAACTTTTGGTGGATATGCTTCTATTCGCTCGGCATGAGTCCCGTCTTGCATATCGACTAGCATTTTTTTTAATTCTTGCCATGCAAAAAAGACTTTATTCATTTTTTACTTGATTTTTTAACAACTGCTTTGGTTTCAATAGCTTGCTCTAACGGCTTAGAAACGTTTGTAATTGCTTTATTTTCGATTGCTGTAGCTTCACCCCTGTTAATGTACCAAATTGCCTTTTGATCTGGCAAATCAACTTCTTGATTTACACTTAAAGCACCGGCCACATCGTCATAAATTCTTTTTTTAGCAGTGATTTTGATTAGCATTTTTTAAATGGGTACCGCTTTTTAGTCGGTACCCATGTTTAATTTACAAAACTAACAATTAAGCGGCTGGCGTAAACAAGCCGTAACGGATGCCGGCTGGTCGCTCCACACCCAAACCTAAACGTTCTTCGGCACGAATTGTAATAAGGTTTTTAGTAAAGTCATCACTGACATAACCCATCTCAATAACGGCTGAATTGCGGTTATAAATCATTGTGCTGGTGCGCAAAGCGGCCACGATAAACGAACCTACAGGCACATGATTAGAGATCACAATTTGCAAGCCAAAAGGATTCATGCCTGCAGTAGTGCCGGCCATTCCGTACAAGTACAAGCCTGCGCCTGCGCTCTCTCGTGCTCGCTCCATCGCACCCCAGTCAGCAGGATTTACGATCACTGAATCTGGCATATTACCAGTAGCCCACATTGCATACTTGGCACGGTTAATGGCATCAATCAACAAATCACCGGCAACTGGAGTGTAGGCAACAAAGTTACCGCTGTCCGTTAAACCGCTTAACTGTGGGCTGGTGCCATTACCGACAATCAATTGAGCGTCAATTTTTTGAGCCAAACCATCACGCAAACGAGTATCAATATAAGCAGTAATGGCCGGTGCATCTTCCATTAATTGCTTAGAGATTTTGATAAAATGCGCAACTGTTTGAACTGGCACATCATACTGCTCGAAAGTCAAAACTGATTCTGGCTTTGCGGCTGCTTGTGCTGTTTCGGCTGCATTGTTTGTCCACGCCAATTCACGCAAAGATTGAACACTGTTAGATGTAACAGGGATGCTGGTAATAGCGTTACGCACCGTTAAAGGCGCAAATGAACCAGGGATAACACCGGCCATTTGAGTCGGGAAAGTGGTGCCAGTACCTGATAAAACAGTGTTTTTAATTTCTAATCGGGCGTTGCTTGACTTACCTTCAATGAATGACTTATAAGCGTCTGATTCAACGAATTGCGCTGAAACTGATTTTGTATTAGTCGCACCAGTTGGTAATTGAGCGTGTTTTTGCGCCAATTCTTGCATCTGCAAAGAAAGTTCTTTAAACTTCTCTGACATTGCTTTAACTTCGCCCTTGACTTCGGTGTCAGTGCTGCCTTTTTCTTTGAGCTGGCCCTCGAATTTTTCGATTGCTGACTCTAATTTTTTCTCTTGGGCTTTCAAACCCGCTTCGATGATGTCTTTCAATTCCATTTTTTAGACCTTGTTAAATGACTTAAATAATTGTGCAATTTCTTGCGCTTCTTTTTTGCCATTATCAAAATCGCTTTGAATGACTGACTTAATACGTGATACTACCGCACACGCTTCAAGCCTACTTAGCCCCGCTGAATCTCTCAGCGTTGCTTCAATTTCTCGAATACTTTTTGCTTGTTCAATTGCTGACTTGATGCTACTAACAGTTGCGTTAATATCTGCAGGCTCTTCAACAATTGAGATTTCTACCAATTCAATTTCTTTTAATAATCTGGTGCCATTAGGGTTTTCTACTGCGCTTTTTGCAATGTAACCGATTGATAAACCATCAACCGCACCGTGTTTTAAACTGGCATAAGTATCAATTGCTTTTGAATGCCCAGGAGTCAATTCACCTTCAACAAATAAACCTGTTTTATCGACCGTCATGCGTAACCATTTGCCAATCACAGGGCCGTAGTGATTCCAGCGCATTCTAACCGGCCTTACACGCTCTTTCAGCGTTAAATCATAGGCGTTAGGGTCAATGGTATCACCGTATGAGTCAACTTGCCCAAAAACGCTAGCGTAACCTGAAAAGGTCATGCCCTCGCCCACAAACTTTAAATCTAACTTCTGCAAGTCTAATTTTTTAAATTGCAAACTCATTTTTTATTTCCCTTAAAAATTAAATCCATGTCAGGCTTCTCAGGATGCTCTGGCCCGTGGTCATTTTCGTTTTCATTTTCTGCAATTGGCATCATTGCGCCTTGCATGTACAGCTCATCACCGCCATCTTTTGGCTCTAAGTTTTCTAATTTTCGCGCTTCATTGGGTGTCATGACACCGGATGCAATGGCAACTCGATAAGCTTCAAAACGACTTTTTAAACTGGCTCGTAATAGCGCATCAAAATCAAATTCAAATTCTATGCTATCACGCTCGACTAATGATGCTAAATGTACCTTCATTGACTGCTCGACTTTTTCAAGCAATGGCCTCATTGTCAGCTTATAAAAGCCGTCCATAATCTGCTCAATACCTGTACCCCATGTACTTGTTCCGTTATTATCATTTACCATCACTGACGGCACACCGTACCATCTGCAAATCTCTGCAATTTGAAACTTGCGACTAGCTAATAATTCGATGTCTTGAGGGCTTAACGATACTTGATTAAATTTAAAACCACCCTCTAAAACCAAAAGCCTGTCATTATTTGAACTTGTCAAATCACTAAAACTAGCTCTCACTTCCGAGCGTTGGGCAGGTGTTAAAAATTTATCAACTGTTAGAACGCCTGACGGCTTGGCGCCATTAGAATAAATTTTTGTTACAGCTGATTCTGCGGCTTGAGCGATGCCTAGGCTATTGCGCTGATAAGCAAGTGGACTCATTCCAATGGTACCGCTACCCATTAATTTCAGGTGCCATACTCTAGCACTACTTAACACCGCTACACTGCCATTGTCTTGGATGTATTGATAAACTATTTCACCATCGCTTAACATCTCTACAGTGACCTGTGAACTCATGATCGGCAATAGGCTAACAATCCTGTCGCCCAATTTGTCAATTAAAACATAAGCATTACCATGCACGATTAGATTTAAAAATACCGTTTCAAAAAATTCATTTTTAGTCTGATATCTATTTACTTTGCCGTTGAATAATTGTGTTAAAGCATGATTTTTCGCTTCTTCTCTACCGTCATCATTTTTTCTGTAAACCGTTAAAGGCAGGCTTGATGCTGTTTCAGAAAGCAATTTAACGCAGGCCCACACCGCTGATAATTGCATCGCAGAGTCATAAGTCACAGGCGAGGCGCTGGCAGTCGCATAAGAATTCGGCAATGGCGATTGAATGCCAACGGCTCGCCTTAATCCGTCCACTGCCCAGTTAAAAATTCCACTAAATAAATTCATTGTTAAATCACAATCGGATTAGATAAAAAATCTTGCATATTTCCCTCGCTATCCTCTTTTTCTATGGCGCCTAATGCCATAGTTACAGCAACTGCCCCGTCAATCCTACCCGTTGCTTTCATCTTGTCAAGTTTTCTGTTGGCGGCTGCATCTTGCACAACTCTGGCATTTGCCATACACATTGTTAAAACTGGATTATTACCGTGCCTGATTTTTTCGTTTAATAGCAGTGTTTCAAAGTTTTCAAGTGCTGGTGACATGTCCTTAAAACCTTGCCCGAATTGAATTAGTGGCAATTCTACCCCTAATTTTTCAAATTCTTTTTTCAATAAATCTATTCGCCACCTGTCAAACGCTACCGATTCAATAGCCACACCATCTAGCGCTTCTGCAATTTCTTTTGCTAATGCCTCGTAATCAAGCGAAGCCCCAGGCAATGCCCTAATAAAACCCTCTTTTTCCCACACATCATAAGGCGCCCTATCACGTTTTGCCCTCTCTTTAAGCCCTTTTTCTGGTGTCCAAAACAAAACTTTAACGTGCCATTTCTCATTGTCAAAGCAAGCCATTGCCATAGCCGTTAAGTCATTCCTCGCTGACAGATCAAGCCCCACATAAGTTTTATTTTTGTAAAAAATAGAGTCGTCAACATCTTGACTATTCAACAACCATACACCTTTACTAACAAATGGCGTTGTTGTTTCAACACGCTGATTAAGCACTAAATTTCTAAATGTCGGTTCAAATGACGGCATCCTTTCGGCTCTATCTGCTTGCTCTTCTACATCTTTTTTGCTTCTAAAATTACCCATTGCTGGATTAGCATCAACCCATCCTTTCGGGTCGTCTACTTTGGCCTCTTTGTCTGCACAATAAACGTGAGAAACAATCCTTTCGTCACCACTTTTTTGTGCATCATCAAGCCAAATTGAAAATAAATCATTATCGTTTGACGCTTGCGTACTGATTGCAAACAACATAGGACTCTCATAGGCCCCTTGAGCCGTGATAATGGCATCAATAAAATCAGATTGTGGGCCTTTAACTTGGCCTACTTCATCAAGAATCGCTATTAATGGGCTTTTACCGTGAGCCGTTTTCCCCTCTGCTGATATGGCCGCATATTCTACATTTTTGGAAAGCCCTAAAATCATTTTTTTAGAGGGTATTGTTTTGCATCGCTGAGATAATTCAGGACTTAGGCCAATCATTTTTGAAGCATAATTGTAAACTTCGGCTGCTTGGTCTTTTGACATTGCGCCTGAATACAACCTTGAATTTAAAACGGCTTCCGGCCCTGCAATAAATACCATAAGCAAACACGCTATTAAGCCCGTCTTGCCGTTTTTTCTGGCAATAGACAAATAAGCCCGTCTTGTTCCTTTTTTGTTGTCAAACACAGAATAAAAAAATGCTTGCTGAAAAGTATCAAGTTTAACCAATTGGCCGGTTAAAGCCCCTTCTGGTACTCTTAAATAACTTTCAACAAATTTCATTGCTCGCTCTGCTCGAGTCAAACTTTTTACTTTTAACGCTCGCCAATTGCGAATTTTAGGAACAATTCCGCATTGAATGGCCTTAATTGTGGATTGTGGTAGCTTCATGCTAACAAGTCGTCCGACACTTCATCCCTTGCTTTCTCGGCTTCGCGTTGTAATTTACGACCTTTTACCAGGTCTCTTGTATCACCAGTACCAGCACCCGCTATTTTTAATGTTCGCATCAATGCCATTTCACGTCTTGCAAGCTGTTCTAACACTGAGTTCCTAGGATTCATAACGGCCGTACCTTTATCGTTTTTAATTACGCTCCCCTCGTTTTCCATTGCCTCGCTTTCGGCTTCAATGTCACTCATACATCTAGCTAGTTGCGCTGCCACAATTAAATCTGCTTGAGTCCACTCGTCTCGCGCGCGCGCACGAAGCACATCCGCCCAGAATGGCCGGTCACGCTCTCTTAGC